AGTAGTAAATCTCCTTCAATTTTAAAATTTTGTTTTTAGAGTTGGGTATTGCTGGTCTTTGCTTGAAAATTGCTACTGTTTCGTCGGTGGACTCACCTCCCACCATTTGGAGTAAATATCTTTATTCGGTACTCCTCGGGGAAGTATCGAACCAAAGAACAGGGCCGGATGTCGGCTCAACGTCGCCGATATGTACAGTAGTGTCTCCACCACCAGTTCCATCTTTGCCATCCATAACGTTGAATGATTTGTCACCGTCCTTATCTGTAATTGTGACGCGGTGACCGCCAGTAATGTCAGTAACAGCAACGGTCGGGGATACGCCATCAGTACCGTTGGTACCGTCCTTACCCGCAGCGCCAGCGGCTCCATCAGCACCGTTCATAACGTCCACGGTTTGACTACCGCTGTAATCAGTGATAACGAGCTGATGTCCCCCGTCTACCTCTCGTACGAGTATCTTCGGAGAATATCCATTCTCGCCAGTGGCACCGGTAGCGCCAGTTTTACCGTCCATGACATTGAATGCCTTAGCACCGTCAACGTCCGTAATCGTAACGCGATGACCTCCGGTAATGTCAACGACAGATACGGTAGGCGAAACGCCGGCTGCACCGGTTTCAGTGGTATTGGTGCCGTCCTTAATGTCGAATGTCTTAGCGCCATTTTTATCTGTGATGGTCACACGATGACCGCCAGTGATCGCACTGACCTCAACCGTTGGCGATACTCCATCGACACCATCTGCACCAGGAGCACCGTTGGTTCCGTCCTTGCCATTTGTACCGTCTTTACCGTTGGCGCCATCGGCGCCGTCCATGACATCAACGGTCTGACTGCCGGTGTAATCGGTGATTACGAGCTGATGCCCCCCGTCGACAGTACGCACAAGAACGCGAGGAGAATATCCATCCTGACCATCGGTACCGTTAGTACCATTGGTTCCGTCCTTACCTGCAGCTCCGTCTTTACCATCAGTGCCGTTGAGTACATCGACGGTTTGACTGCCGGTGTAATCACTGATTACAAGTTGGTGTCCTCCGGTTACCTCTCTGATGACAATACGAGGAGAATATCCATTCTCGCCATCAGTGCCGTTGGTTCCGTTTGTACCATCTTTGCCGTCCTTACCGTCGAGAACATCAACAGTCTGGCTGCCGCTGTAATCCGTGATAACGAACTGTTTACCGCCTGCGATCTCTTTGACAATGATGCGAGGAGAATATCCCTTGATGTTGACAGTATCCGGATTAGTGCGACCCTTATCATTCGTCCAGGACAGATTACCATCCGCGTCCACACTAGGTATAAACGTGGCACCGTCGAACTCACCGGAATCACGAGCATCGAGAAGGATCTGCTTAACTGCATTGACCTCATCTTCCCACTGACCAATGATGTCAGGATACGGATCGAATATACTCGGCTCGACCTCCAAACCCTCAGAAATATACATTTCGTTATTGAGTTCGGAGTTCCAGTGATTGACCTCATAGCCCTCGGCATCACCCTTTTTGATGCAGACAAGGAACCTCAATTCACCCTTAACTTCGGAGACGTTACGGGAGATCGTCCAATTGAAATGCATGGTGTTCGAGTCGGCAGCGTCTACAGTAATGTCAGTAGCTTTATAGCAAGCGACATATCGATCTTTACGCATGTAATTGATGTAGATGCTCATTTTGGACATGTCCAGATCATCCCAATAGCGAGGACAATCGAACGTTACGGTCTCGACATCGTGGTCGTACTGAACCGCAATTCGCTGGAGCTCTTTAGGTACCGAGACGATGCGATCGTCGCCGATCACAATATGCGGTTCGGTTTCGGGGTTAACTAACTGGAGGGAAACATCTTCGTCAGATAAGCTATTCAGCAATTCATCTGCTTTACTCATGCCTTCCCTCCATTCTGGTATACTGCCACTTTATTGGTTTTGAGCTTCTGCTTGAGATCGGGGCTCTGACCGATCACCTGGACTTTAAAGATCCTCTTATCTAAGGCTTCGAACGGAATGACGCAAGTCTTTCCATCAGCAAGCACCCTAGGCGGATACTCTCGACCAAGAGGAGAATAGAATCCCACGACCTTAGCCATACCTTCCCATTCCTTCGAGAAAGAGAATTCAGCAATCAAATATCCTTTGGTGCCAGGAACCAAATCGGAGAAGTCACAAGTGGGATCTTTCTTAATGATTTGATTCTCAACAATGAATCGTAAGGTTTTCATTTGAGTCACCTCACTTTTCATTTAATCGACGAGCTCGGCCCAAATAGCAACACCTTCGCTAGGGGCGACCCCACCACCAGAAATTTCGTCACGGAGGTCGTCGACCGCTTTAGCGACTTCCGCATCCGTGGCTAAGAAATCCATATCGATTCCTCGTTCTTCCCACTTGTAGATCTGTCTGTTGAGCTTGTAGCCCTTCTGAACAAATGCTTCAACGCATTCGTAACGGATACCAGTGTCGTGGTCGACATAGAACTGGCCCACCGCACCAGGGGTATCTTTGGTCGGAGGACCATTACCCTTGATGTCAGAATATAACTGCACCATGTTCTCACCCTCCTTGTTAAATTGAAAATAGTTTGCAGCCCAAAATATAAGAGGAAGAGACAACGTGTTAACATCATCTCTTCCTCTCATAAAAGGGCATGTTTTAGTCGCGAATCAAAGTTCGACTATCATTCCCTCGGAAAGTTTCCATCATCGCCAGCGAAGCGATCAACGTCCTGAATCACACGAATGGACTGCAGATATGCGGTGCGACCCTGCTTCCCGTTAACGTCCCAGTCAAAAGGACGAATATCCAGGTCAACACCGATAATATCAATGTTATCCAGAAGACCGACGCTTTCTTCGTCGAGCTTGTTCTGAACATCACCCGTCTTAAGGTAGACGTTCGGACCCCGGTCATTGAACTTCACCTTGACAGGCAGGAACATGAACGGCGTATCGCCATCCTCGCGAGGCGGCTTGATCTTGACATTCCAGCCAAGATTGGTAAGCTCGTTCGCCATCTCCTCATCCGGGATGACAACCGCAAAGTTGCGGTCGCCTTCTCGATTATACTTGTCGCCTCTACCAGCGAAGTTGCGATAGATGATACGTGCGTCATCGATCTGAAGGATGTCTCTCGGTGCATAAGTGATTCTCATAGTTTTCAATCTCCTTTAAATATAGTTTTTAACGTTTCATGAATAAATTGCCATCGTCGATTTGTGCCAGGAAGTCAGAGTTGTCGTGGCCTTCCTTACACCCATCACGAGTCAGGTTTGGGCACCCATAACAGGTGTCTTTTCCGCAAGCCATTCGCCACGGAAGTTCGTCCGGATTCTCACTGTTAAACCATGGAGCCACGTCAGGAACAGGATCGTCAGACACGAATTGCTCAAAGTCGCCGTACTGAGAAATGGTGTTAACAGCATCGTCAACCAACTTGTTGTAATACGAGCGATCAATGTCTTTCTCCTTACCGAGCGTTTTGACCATCTCAGCCTCAAGCCATCTGTAACCCTTCGATCCAGTTGCCGCAGAATACTTGACGTTACCTTCCTTGTCCTTGCCCTCACGAAGAAGCTCTGCTCCACCATGACCAGACAGAATAGGACAGAATGAACCAACCTTACCGATGAATCGATAGTCATGCTCGCCCTCAGGAAGATTCTCGTTCGCATCCAAATATAAAGATGTGGCAACCGACATGGTCTCGCACATATCTTCGAACTCAATGCTGTCCTTGGTGAACAGAGTTTTGAATACGTACGGAACCGCAAACTGCTTGCCAGTAGCGTCCCATTTACCGGCCTTCTTTTTCTGCTTAGTCGGCAAATATCCATAGGCGTTCTCGGCCCACTCAGTGCTGGCATACTTGGCGATATAGACAGCGTCATTCACGAGACACATCTTTTCGTACGTAGCCTCGTGCTCGAACGTGTAGCCATATCGCTTTGCATAGTCCATCGCAAACTGAATGATCTCCGGAGTTGCGTTCGGGATCTTAATCGAATCCGTCTTGATGTGAGCAACCGTGAAGCCTCGCTCCTGAACCTCGTGTTTCAGGTTGATCATGAACAAAGCTCCACGCTTAGCCACGATATTGTCCTTATTACGAGGATCTCTGAACGGATTGTCGAAACTCGCAGAAGTCAAACCGTAGACCGAATTGATCGCTGTCTTCAGCGCATTCGCCAGATCGTCAGAGGTCGTCTCACCATTAATAACCTTTTGTACATACGGCTTGAGTTTACCATCCAGCATTTCATTGACCACGTCCCAGGCTTCGTGCTTGATGCTCACTCGACCCTCGACAATATCGCGGAACGCTCGAGTATATCTCGGGCCAAATAAGCACTCGGCAATCGCACTGTGCGGATGCATCGATGCAATGTCGAGCAGGGCTACATTCGTATGAATACCAGGTTCGGCATAGACATAACCGCCTTCGCCCACCTCTTCGTCACGATAAGTGGACTTGCCCGCCTCGTACTTATACCCAGGGAAGAATGGCAGAGCACTATATGAACCCTTCGTTCCAAACTTGCTCTTGATCATATCCGGGCAAGCTTCGAGCAAGAAGTTATACACTTCTGAGTTCAACGTCTGAACTGGTTCGGCCATATTGCGATAGCAGAACTCATTCTGAGGCTTACGATTACTGCCGAAAATGATCTTAGTGGTTAACGTATTCGTCGTATCATTGACTGTCATGCCAGCCAAATCAGCCAGAATCTGACGAGCCGTCCAGTCCGCCTGGAGATGATCAAACAGCGCCTCGGTTGCAATAACGTCGTTATCGCAATACTCAGCGACCTTAGTCCATAACTCCTCCGGAACAGGCTGATCCCATGGCAAACCGAGTTCTTGATGGTGAATGCCCAATTCAATCTCCCATTTCTTCAAACTCTTCTTGTTCGCAGCAGAGGCAAAGTCGTAAATGTCCGTATAGGACAGATTGTATGCCTCTCCAAACAAGCCGTTGTTTCGTTCTCCCTTACTCGAATTGACAATTCGCTTAGACAACTCAAAGAGTTGCTCGTTCGTATATCCGATCAGACAACCATAGATAATATGGTTATCGTATCTGCGGTTGTTGAAGCCAATGAGTCTATACTTGAGTAAACCCTCAATGTCCGACGGCGAAGGATTGACCATCCGAACAATCGGCTTATCCTTGCCCTGGACTTTCCAGTTCACCAAGAACAGATTCGGAAACACCTCGACATCGTAAAATACGATCGGTGCTTCACTGGCATCAGTGTTTGAAGAAGGTTCTTCCGATTTGAAGTGCATCTTATTGACGAGCTTCAGACAATAGTCGGACTGATTCGTGCTGTTAGCAGCAAGAATATAAACCGAGTTTCTCATGTCCGAAACGTCATACTTCATCCCGCCGTTATAAGCATCCTCAAGGATTTTATAGATGAAGTCGATACTGCACTTCGTACTGTCGTGAATCTCTTTGTTGAGATTTCGCTTGATCGTGGTCCTAAGAGCTTTCTCGTTCTTGAGACCTTCGAAATTGATCACTTTGTCTTCTCCTTTCAATGGGAGACCAGAACTAATTGATGCTATTGGCAAGTTGTTGCACTTAGTCAGTTTCCGTCTAAGTGAGCTATTTCCAGTGAACACTTTGATCTCGATGTGATCGCCATAAACTCGACTCAGTTTGGACGGATCTCCCGTGTAAATATAATGCAAATGAATGCCTTGTTCGCTCTTACTTAACTCTGCGTACGTAGCCGGCCATTTACTAGCCTCTTCCACATTCTTTTCGAAACATTTATTTCCGTTTTCATCGGGAATATCAAAATCGATAACAATGTGGTTCTCAGGAACCTTGACATAATGGACTTTGGTCGTGTCGATGTCAGACAAGACAGTCGTTACGTTCTCCCATTTCTTTGCCGGAGTTTCCTTTGCGCTAGCATACTGTGCCGGACAGTTCGCGCATTCTTGATCGAATATGGACTCGGTATAGTTGAATTCGATCAGCTTCGGCTTATGTATTTCCTTGCGTTTCGGTTTGCTGGTTTCGAACACTTCTGTACGGAAACCGCTGTAAATGTTACGAATAACCGTGCCATCGACCTCTGTGTCGAAGTCGTGGAAATAGTTTTTGAGTTCTTCCTTAAACAATCTTTGAGAGAATGGATAAGGAACTTTGGCATCCTCGCAATACGTACGATACATCTCCCACGCTGCTTTCAGAGTCGTTCCATCGTCTTTCGCAAAAATATGATACGAATCAATCATAAAGTTATAGAAATCGTTGGATGCACTCATCATCATTGTCGGAACATAATCGTCATATCTGCCAGGATCACTCAAATATACTTCCTTGCAGTAATTCGCAATCGCACCAAGCTCGAAACTAATTTGCTGAGTAACAGTTTTGTACTCTTTTGTACTTAACTTGTTTCCCGAAGGAGTGACATCGATCAATCGTCTAAGCAAACCAGACTTTGCATCTGTGATCTTAACCGGTTTATTCGTTCCCATGAACAGGAAACACTTAAATCGATTAGAATATGTTGACTTAAACTTCTCGTTGATCGTCATCTCCTCGTGGGAGACAAGACTGTTCAACCGTGTGTTATCCTCGATCTTTGACAAATCACCATCGTGCTGAATCGCCACAAGAGGATTCGACTTGAATGCTTCCAAAGCAAAAGAGTTACTAGACGATCCCAATGCTTTCGCATCGAAGACCGAATAGTAACCCTCAAATAGCTGTTGGATAATATTCAGAATCGTAGATTTACCCGTACCTGCAGCTCCGTAAAGAACCATGAACTTCTGGATCGTTTTGGAGTCACCAGTGACGATAGATCCGATTGCCCATTCGATCTTATGTCGCTCTTCCTCTGTATAGAGCGTAGAGATCAGCTTTTTGAATGCCGGGCAATCACCGTCTTCAAGAGGATATGGCAAGCGCTTGCTCGCATAATCTTTCTTGCTGGGCGGAGTATTAGAGAATATCAATTTCTCGTCAAGCATATGGTAGTTATCTCGTAACTGAATCTGGCAATACTTGTGCCATTTATCGACCATGCCGGAATCAGCATCCCGCATGAACAATGCTCGCGGAGAACCACCATATTTCTCCTGATACTCTTTGACGTACTTGTCCAGCTCTTTATCGATGAGATCGAGAGCATCTTGCTCGTCTGTAGACCACATGCCGCGCTCTTCTAACCAAATGGCATAGAAGTCGCCGCCTCGGATCATCAGATCGGTTGAACGCTTTATGATGAATTTAGGATAGATCTCGACACCTCCACTTTTTGTGGTACGAGTAGAGATCGTCATAAAATCAATCACATCGTTCTTTCTCCTTTCGCTAAAACTACATAAATGTGTCTAGGAAATAACACATTTGATGCCAGATCTCCATTTTACGCATATCGCCCTTGTAATCACGAATTCTGAATAATCCGCCACTACCGTCAGGCGCATACTTTCGACGGAGAAATTTGTCCAAGACGTCGGCAATATAACATTTGTCGTACCAGGCGTCAGTCATGTTACCGAGCCCAAGACTTGTTACCATTCCCCAAAACCATTGAGCTGTACGGTTGCCATAAGCAGGGTCATCCATATAATCCTCTTCGCAACGATTTGCCAAAGCAATCATCATCTCGAGAACACTGCAGGGTCCGGCCAGACACTCTAAGATATAATCTACAGGTTCGTCGACGACTCTACTCTTGGCAAATCTATAACGAAGATTTGCACCGTCTTCGGCTCGGTTTTGATCGTTTCGAATGGTGTATGTGAACTCAGTGTCATGCAGCTGCATTAGCAACCGCTTGAACGACACGTCATAATGATAACGCTCGCCCGACATCCAGTTATATAGCCATTGAAAATATGCGTTTCTTACCTCATTTCGGCTCATTCATCCTCCGTAGGATAGGACTTATTCTTGTCGAGGTCGGAGTAATTCCGCTGATCTGCGAGGATCTCGAAATCGGTCTGCATACGGTCATTACGGACGAATACCGAATCATCTTCGTATTCGCCGAAATGTTCTGCATAATCCTCTCCAACCATACTGTCCACATCCTCAACGGGATTGTCCTGCTCATCTGTCAGGACTCCATCGGCATAATGCGTAAGACTTACTTCTTCATAGTCGCATTCGCCGAACTCTTCGGGCTCAATAACGTAGGGTCTGTCCATCTCATCCACCTCCTCATCTTCTTTCGCTTCCTTTTCAGGCTCTTCCGTCCTACGAGAATAATCGGTATAACCGAGATCCTTCACCATAGCGGCGTATTCCATAAGATTGGGTTTCATGCTGGGTGAAGTGGGTTTTTCGGCAGGCTCAGAGGACTGTTCTTCAGCCTTTTCATCCTGCTCTTCGACTCTGCGAGCTAACCATTCTTTCATGGACTCGATCTCATCGTTTGCGATCTTCTCGTAATATTTCTTGGTGCTATACCAAGTACAGAGAGAACCCGTCAGGATTCCCGCTGCAAAAATGAACATTTTAGTCGATGGTCTCATCGTCTTTCTCCTCATTTTTAATTGACATGACGGTCAGGGCGAGCCCTCCAAATAGCAATGATACGCTAAGGAGGACTCCGCCTATGACGTGTCGTTTTTTCCTATCGCCCGTTAGACGCATAAGGGATGACATTGCTTCTTCTAGTCGGTCCACTCGGTTTCATCTCCTTCTGTGTGAGACAAAACCGCAATGCCGGTTACAAAACAAATACTAGCCATTGCTACGAATGTGTAGCTGATACGCTTCAAATTGGCGTTCATGAGTTATCTCTCCTTTTCCATGGGTTAGATATGTCTTTGCGAAAATATAACTTCTCGCCGACCATAAATCCATTCAGCCAGTTCAAAGAATACCAGGCCTTTATGGTTTCGACCCCAACACCAAGTTTAGCGGCGGCCTCATTTTCGTCCATGAACCCAACGAAAAAGCCATCTTTAAGAACTACTTCGTCTTCAAGATTGTTTTGCATGATATAAACGATCAATTCTCTACCAGTCATTAGTAGTTCTCCTTTCAAATTACATAACGCCATGGATAATCGAACATATCCTGCATTGGATTGCCCGAACCATAGTCGTCAAGTCCCTTTCAAATCATGTCCAGAATATAACCGTCCACATTGAAGTCGAGCACGACAACCTTCTCGATGCCGTTCACGAAGTCGCGATTCTTCGGTCTGCTAGTGTCGAAAATGCCGAAATCGACAAAATTGTCGCCTTCGCAATTCTTTTCATCGTAGACCCAACCTACCTGAGCGCCAGCCTTAGTGCGTCTTGCACCAAGCATATCATACACTTCGTTCAGGAACAGGTGGCCTCTGGACTTAAGGCGCTCATTCGCCCAATTCTGCTGCTGGATAAGGAAGAACTTAGAGCGCTCCGGATCGGGGTCCCAACCCTCATTACCGTCGTCAAACACGATCGCATACTGACTGTAGGTGTTCGGGTCCATGACTTCGACGACCTTCTTAGCGACAGTTTCCTTACCGTTCTCATCAACGGTAGTTTCCTCGATCTCCTGAGCCTTGATGTTGTAACGAAGCTCGCGGTCCATCTGCTTGCCGAAACGTTCGACAACGCGGCCACGATATTCCTTAAAGCTCTTATCAACTGCCGCATATGCAGCCGCCAGAGCAGCGTTACGCTTGTTGAGAATACGATTGGAGCCGATCATGCAAGCAAGAGAAGCAACGCCGATGGTTACGGACGGGCCATAGAGCTTGATGAACTTCACCGCGGTCTGGGTATATACGATAGCGAGATCCTTCTTGCTGTCCTCTTCAGAGTACTTTTCTGCCATGGAAGGGTCGGCAGCGACCTGATGAATCGTATCGATCTTCTCCTTGGCTTCGTCAACGATCCCCTCAACCTTGAGAGTCGCCTTGCACGCCATAACGGTGCTGGCCACAACGCCCACCGTACCTGTCGCAAGCAGGATCTCAGGGCTGTGCTTCTTGATCTTAAGGCCCGTTCTATTGAACGTACGGGTCAGGGTGGTCATGATTTCAGTCTTGTTGATTTTCATTTTCAATTCTCCTTTATTATTTAATAGGAAGCGCCTTAGGCAGCTTAAGCATATAGCCATCACGAACTCGGATGGGTTCGGCATTACGAATATTCGTCCAGCCGTACTTGTTGTCTGTGTACTCACAGGACTTGCCGATGAGATCGTACAGATCCGCAACAGAGACGACTCCGTAAGTGTCAATGAGCTCGTCCATACGACTCAGAACTTCTTCAGCTTCGCCACGGGTTTCCAGGACGATATCGTCATGGTTATACCCCGTTCTGGTTCGAGAATCTCTGAAACGATCGTCATCTCTACGTGAATAATCACGATAAGACACATATGACGAATTTGTACTGCTCCTGCGGCCTCTCGATTCGCCGTACAGAATCATATCGATACCATCTCGGACAATATCAGAGATAGCCTTCTTAACGGCGGGAACGAGCACGTCCATCACAATATAGGACTTCACGTTCGCTGCGTCTTCGGAAATGAATACGTCCGAAATTTTGCTAAATCCACTCTTTGGCTTAGTACGAACTTTGCCGTGGACGACCTTCTCCACTTTTTTTCTCTCAGTCAGAGCTTCGGTTTGACCCTCTCTGGACTTATGAGAATTAGACTTGTATTCTTCGTTCACTATGAATAACCTCCTCGTTAAAATAAAAAGGAGAGTACCATATTTCAGATACTCTCCCTTTGGGTAATCTCATTCTTCTCCACCCGTGGCGTAGTCATGATAATCGACTTCGACCGTGTCATCTTCGGCCTCCTCGTTGGAGTCCTCGGAATCCGCCGAAGAATTCTTACCCAGGGCATAGCCCAGTCCGAGACCGACAACGCCGACTGCACCGATTGCAATCTTCTTGCCGTTTCTCTTGACCCAGCCCTTTGCCTTGGTCAGAAATCCTTCTTTGGTTTCCGTGGTTTCTTCAACCGTCTCAACCTCTTCGATAACCTCGTTCTTCTTAATCTCACTCATGATAGTTCTCCTTTCAGATAGTTAAAAATTTAGGTTTTTACCTCATAAAACGCATTGTAAATTTCGCGAATTACGAAAACTTATGGTAATCGTACTTAGGCGCAACTAAGTAATCCAAGACCACACTCGGTTCTCCATTGTCATTCAACTGAGAGCTAAAGTTGATATCGATCAATTGGTCTGTATTCCACCCAAGATCATCGCCGACACTTGTGTGATCGAGTCCAAGTTCGTCATAGAACTCGTTCAATGATACATATCCGGAAATATCGTGAAGCATCTGCTTATTGAGTTCATTCTCAGCTCTCTTGATCATTTCAATGCTACACATGAAATATCGCCCAGAGATTGGGTCAAAGCAGAGTGTTTTTCCGTTACCAGTAACAATGACTTCATTCTTACTTACCGGATTCTTCTTGACTCGTTCTTCTGCGACCTTATCGCGAACGATACGCTCTTTCTTTTCGCCGATCGTCTCGACAACCTTTTCACGATATTCGGACAATGCTGTCTCGGAAAGTTTATAAGCGGTCGCAAGAGCTGCATTACGCTTTGTATTGACTGAACTTGCTCCGATCAGACAGGTCGTCGATACGATACAAGTCACCATTGCCGGAATATACGGTTTCCAAGCAACTTTCACAACCTCGAGTGGAGACAGTTCATCAACCCATTCGTCCTTCTTTTTCTCTTCGATCAGCTCGAGTGCTTTCGGTGTTGCTCGTACTGCCAAAACAGTGGTGGTGATCATCCCGGCAATGCCGATACCTGTCAGAATTTCTGGACTTCGTTTTGACGCGAACTTACGAATGTCTTTTGTGATGGTCGCTAAATTTGTTTTGCCCATGAGCTTCTCCTTTCAAATAAAAATAAGAAGGGCCCGTAAGCCCTCTTATTTGTTTTCGATATACTCCTTGAATAATTTTTCTGTCGTCTCAACGGTAGTCTGCTTAGCTTCTTTCGTGCTAACCACCGCGCCAATGGCGCCGGCAATTAGCGGTAATACTGCTGAAGTAATCTTACCGACCTTTAACCAGTTAATATTCATATTTTCATCTCCTTTCCATAATAGCCACCGTATATTTCGCGACTTAATAATCTTCAAAACCAGGAATTGGTTCTTGTGCAAACGTGATGATGTAACCTTCTAATCCATCATCAAGGGTGAATTTCTCATGGTGGAAATCAAGCCATTGTTCCCAATACATTTCATACAGACCATTTGCAGACCAACCCAAATGATCTCCATACTCGGTTGGTTCCAAACCAAGGGCGTGATAGAAATCGTTCAGATACGCTCCGCCCCAGCCTGAGATCTTTTTGTTGATCTCATACTCAGCCTTTAAAACCTTGGTGGTTGTTGACTCGAAATATCGACCAGAGAACTCATCGTAGAAAAGCACGTTATCATTATCGGTCGGTTTATCGTCACCTGTGTACTTATCTTTTGCGATTTCTTCTCTGACTCGAGAATCTGCCTCTTCGCCGTATAAGTCGACAACCTTACTCTTATACTCTTTATATGAACTATCCAATAGCGCATAAGCGCTCATAAGAGCCGCTTGCTGACGTTGATTCAGAATGTTTGCGCCAAATATACAAGCGATTGTAGATACACCGACGACCACTGCTGGAATGTAAGCAGGACCAGCAACCATAACCTTTTCAAATTTGGTGAGATCGTCACCCTTTTCCTTTCTTGCGTCGTCTAAAAGCATCATTGCTTTAGGGGTCGCCTTTACCGCCATTGCGGACGTGGCAACTACACCAGCACTCCCAACACAAGTTAAAATCGTTGACCCGTTTTTCTTGACAAACATTTTTGAAGCATTCAATAGTTTGTTCATTCTTCTCTCACCCTTCATGGTTTAGTGGAAAGCAAAAAGAAACAGTGTCGGATTCGAACCAACTAACCCCCACAATGCGGTCTGTCTCTCATAATACAACTTGCATTTCTCGCGAAAATAAAAGAGAGAAGCCCCTGTTGGGACCTCCCCTTTGAAAACTCATTTGTTCTTTTCAAATCCATTGCTCGTGTTCTTAGTCATTTCTGTAGTTTTGTCAGCATACCATTGACCACAAGCCATGATCATAATTGCCAAGCTTGCACCAATCAATACTACAAAGATACATACAATTGCTACTAAAGCGTTCAACATTTTGAACTCCTCCTTAAATTTTGTTTTCATAAAGGAGTGAGTTATTTTCGCGAAAGAGAAAAGGCCCTGATGCGGGCCCATCTCTTTACTTTTTCTTCTTTCGACCAAAAAGGCATTTGATGATCAAACCAATGAAAATCAAACACACGATTACGTCAGCAAAGACAATGATGAATGCTGCACCTCCTGTTGCCAGAATGATGACACCAATAACCATTGCGATGATGCACATAATTGCTAAGATTGTAAATAAGATCATTCTTACGCCTCCTTTCCATCAAAGGAACTGTAGAAATCGCGAATCTAAATATGCCGTCTGTCAAACGCAGTTTCCCATCGTTCTTTCTGCAATGGCTTTATTTTCAATGCCCACATTATTTGACGTATTGTGACGGTTGGATAGAGCCCGTCCGTACACGTACCAGAATGCTCGTCGAAATACCTCTTAAAACCAGGATGTAAATATAGCGCGTCAGTAAGCCACGGGTCTATATCGCCCCACCAGGTTTGTTTTATGGCCTTATCATAACGTTGTTGTATAATAGCGAGTCCTTTGTCGTCCATTTTGAATAGCGTGCAAGTGTTATAGACTGGGTGATTACACGTATACGTAGAGCCGTACATAGTTGAATATACGGACGGTTTTTCGTAGTGGTATCGCATATGACCTCCGTAAAAAGAGGAGGGCTTGTTAAGCCCCCTTCTTGCCCTTATTTCTGAGATAGTCTTTGAAATTGTCCATTTTTTCCTCCAGAACCTCTTCCCACAGCCATGAGCCAGCCATCCAGCCCACCGCACATGCGGCCATAGATCCTAAATACTTAATAACGTCTTTCATAATAAATTCCTCCTTTAATAAGTTTCCATAAAGGGGTATGTTTTTCGCGCGAATAAAAGGAAGAGGCTATGTCTCCATAACCTCAACCTCGCAACGTCTGTTTACTTCACTCTGAAAATATACTTGTCGATGATTTTTCGACCCGTTTGAGATGTGATAGATCCTCGCTCTTCATAGATAAACATTGCTGCACCTCCTACGACCGCGATAACGGACGGAAGTACAGTGTTTAATACACTGATACGGTTCTTTGCCTTCCTGTCCCTCTTGTCCTCTTCGAATTTCATAACTTCAAGCTCAAGCTTCTGACGCTCGATATTGAGTTTCTCGTCCTCCGAGTCCATCTTGGACATTTCGATCAAACGATCCGTAAGCTGCATTACTCCACCGACTCCAGTTTTGTATTTCTCGCTTCCGAATTCTGCCTTGCTAAGCTCATCGAGCTCGAGCAGGACCTCTTCTCTCAAATTAGTTTCAACACTCATTTCAAAGTTCCCCTTTCAAATTTTTGTGAACTAACGTTCCATAACAGCACCTGTTAATTTTGCGAAAGATCCGCATGATGGTCGATTTTGAGTTCGACGTAGGCTTTCTTATTCAATTTCTCCAGATCGTCAATCTCAAATCGATAAACGTCTTTCTCTGGATTAGAATGGTCGATTCGCAAAGTACCATGAGCCACGAATATATGCTGGCATACGGCATATCCAATTGCCCCCATGATCGCCCCGACAATTAAATAGATCATTACTATTCTCCTTTCTTAAATGATTTTTCAAAATTTCCATCCGGGGATTTTTCGCTATTCAAAAAATAGCATTCTGTGCAGTAACCCACGTACGGAAAATATGAACAAGTTAATCTAGAATAGAAGTTTTTAATCTAGGTTAAAAATGAAAAGGAAAAGGCCATTACGGCCTTAACCTTTCTTGTCGAGTTTTTCCAAGATCATATCCAGTTTCTTGTTCTGTTCATCCAAAGTATTTGCATACTCCTCCATGAGATCGCTGGCGTCATCGATGGACTCAAGGCAGAGTTGTAAAGCTTTCAGTGAATCCGAATCCATGCTCATAAACATGTCCTCGTCACACATCTGCTTGACAACCAGCTTCTTGAATTCGCCGAGCTTGCCAATAACCTCTTTTGTGATAGTCTTCATACTCATAATTGAATCTCCTTTCGAAATTAAATATGTATTTGGTTTCTCTCCATAAATGAGCATGTTTTCTACGCGAGCACAAAAAAAGAGAAGCCCTTGTTAGAGCTCCTCCTCTTCGTTTTCTCCACACTCCAAGTCAACACAAATGAACAACATGAATAAAGCAGCGAAGACCATACCGAAAGTCTGGTACCAAGTTAACGTGCTAATACTTGTTGCGACAATAGCCATTAACGATACCACCATTAATTCGATAAAGTTAATCATCTGACGATACATAATAATTCTCCTTTTATTGATAAAATGTAGTATTTTGTTTTCATAAAGTAATACGTTTTTTTCGCGAACGCAAAAAGAGAAGCCCTCGTTAGAGCTCCTCCTCTTTTAATAAATCCATTCTTTCTTGCTAAAGAACATTGGTATTGCAAACATACTTAATAAAACTAATACTGTTGCGTCCTTAGTGAGTGCTGTGAACACTCCACCAGTTACCAACATAATAATTGAATAAATTTTGTTTTTAATCATACCATCGTCTCCTTTCATAAAGGAGATTGTAAATTTCGCGACTGTCTCTGACCTGCTAAATATAAAGAATACTCAATCTCAACAATCCCGTCCGTAAACATCTGTAATGTTTCTTTTACATCTTGTATCGATTCTACCAGACACAGTAAATCGTGATCCTCTGCATCTGCATTCAAATTGCGAATATCATCCGCTAAAAGATTCATCAGACCTTTAAGTTTTCTAGCCTTCGTTCTAAGTTCTACTCTTGAATTCATTGTCATCGTCTCCTTAGTCTCTAGCATTATCAAGCAACCAAAAGAATTTTCTGTATCGATCATAATACATGTCTCGGCTGCATGGGATGCCCATCTTGGTTCTTAAATATGTGTATGACAAGCCTTCAGTAACGGCTTTTAAAATATAGTTATGTAAATCTTCATCTGCTTCTCCTGCAATTCGCTCGATCAGCTTAATTCGTTCCCTATAATATGTTTTATGTATAGCTTGTTTTGCGGTTGGATCTCCGTACGAACTACCTCTTGAAGGGTCCTCATTAATAGATGAAGAAATAGACGGATAAGATCGGTATGCCCTTTTCCATTCTGGATATTGAAGACAGAAGTGTTTCAACTCGTAGTGACGGTGTCTATCGATCCAGTATTTGTTCTTTCGAGAAATCTCCGGACGAATAATCGTGCTCACTATTTAGCCACCTCCCTCTTATACTTTCGAGAGTCTTTAACGAGCTTAATAGTAGCTTTTCTAAGTCTTTCTTTGTCTACTTCTCCATGAACGTATATAGTAGCGTTTTTAAATCTGTATGTCTTCATATGTAAACACCTCTATTATGTAAAGAATATGTCGATTGCTTCTGTGTTCGTTAGCGATAATGCGTCTTTGATCTTCAGAGCATCGCCAATAGTCATCAGTCCATGCCCAAAGAGTATCTCCCCCAAAAGCGTTATATCCACTCCGCTCTTTTTCGATACGGCATCAATGCTGAGGCCTTTTTCATAAATCTTTTTATGTAGTTTATTTGCATCCAATGCACACACCTCTTTCTAGTTGCGTTTCATGCAACAAATAAAAGATAACACCATTCCAATTTTTCTGTCAATAGGTTTTTGTGCGCAAAACGCAACAAATTTAATCTAGATTTGCATTTTGTTTGCACATGTACAAATATTGATATATGATAATCATTGTTAGAAAGGAGACATGATAATGTCGATAGGACAACGAATAAAGACTTTACGAAAGAAACGAGGTATGTCACTTGATGAACTTGCTACTAAGTTAGGTAAAAATAAAACGACTGTTTATAGATATGAGAATGGGGATATAGAGAATTTACCATTAGGCATTCTTAATCCACTTGCAGATGCCCTTGATACAACACCAGGGTATTTGATGGGTTGGGGTCATAAGGAAATGTTATCTACAAAAATATCAGATGGAGAGAATGATTCTATTTACTCTTCCATGAATCCGTCGTATGTAAAACACGTTGAAATGTGGAATAAGACGTTCGGAATGGACCCGTTTACGGACGAAGAACATGAAAAACTAATGGAGTATGGTAAGTTCTTAATTTCTATGAGAGGAAAATAAAAGTGTTTCCTGAAAGGAGGTGATGCCAAATATACCCCCCTGGCACCACAGCATAGAAAGGAAGAACAAAATGTATAAAGAATACCCAACGTTTTATTATTACGAGGTTAAGGAATACGGACGGAAGTCGAGAACGGATGATGTTCTTCTGTCAGTAGAAGAAGTTTTAGAGAAACATAGTAAGATAATCGAAGAATATGCGATCAAACATCTTGGCGGGCCAATACCGCCAGAAAACAGATACATGGAAGTGGGTAGTGGCGAATCGCTTAAGGACCGCCCTGAAATAACTCGTTTGCTCAAAGATATAGAAGACCCTGCTGTCAAAGCTATAATTGTAGTAGACGTGCAGCGATTAAGCCGTGGCGATCTCGAGGATGCTGGTAGACTTATAAGGTTACTCCGATATACGAATACGTACGTAATCACACCTATGAAAATATACGACTTACGTGACGAGTATGATAGAGACGCCTTCGAGCGAGAACTTAAACGAGGTAATGAATATCTGGAGTATTTCAAAAAGATACAAGCTCGTGGAAAACTGCTAAGCGTTAAGGAGGGTAATTACGTAGGGTCAACGGCTCCTTACGGTTTCGATCGTATCGAGAAATTCGAAGCTAACAGTAAGAAATCCTACTACACGCTAGTCGAGCGTAAGGATCAAGCGGATGTTGTTCGTATGATTTTTAACTGGTATTGCGAGGAAGACATCGGCGTTACAGCTATTTGTAGAAGGCTCGAGAGCATAGGGGCTAAAACGAAGACTGGATGTACGAAGTGGCAACCGAGTATAATATTCAGCATACTGGAAAATCATCACTATATCGGATGTACACGGTGGAACTGGAGAAAGACAATAAAGATCATCGAAGATCAGGAAATTAAGAAACTACGTCCGAAAGCGAAAGTAGATGAGTTCTTGTTATTTGAAGGAAAGCACGATGGTATCATCTCCGAAGAGCAATTCAACAAAGCTCGTGAGATAAGAGGTAAACGGCATCGAACTCGACGAGATCTAACACTCAAGAATCCGTTTAGTGGAATAATGTTCTGTAAGAAATGTGGCTCTAAGATTGGTTACAATACATACACTCGAAATGGGGTTGAATATGCTCCGCCCAAACTTGTATGTAACAATCAAGTTCATTGCAAGACCGGATCTGTAAACTTCCAAGAAGTATTTGACTATGTCCGTAAGGTCCTTAGAGACTGCATAGAGGACTTTGAAGTTCGGATAGAGAATGATCATGACGACTCTTCAAAGCTACATAGAGACCTTGTGGAGCGCTTGGAGAAACAACTTAAAGACCTAGAGAAGAAAGAAATAGATCAATAGGATGCTCAGTACGACCCAGACCCAAATAAAAGACTTCCTCAGCGCATCTTTGCTAAACTAAACGAGAAAGTGCTAAAAGAAAAAGAGGAAGTAAATAAAGCGCTCGATAAAGCCAAGGATTCGATGCCAAAACACGTTGATTATCGAGACGAATTAATAAAGACCACCGACGCACTAAGAGTATTAGAGGATGTCGGTCTTGATGCTAAAACTAAAAACCAATACTTGAAAACTGTGATTTCTAAGATGGTGTACGAACGAGATCCAATCGTACAGATCTCAAAAGAGAATGCTGAAAAATATGGGTTCGAGATTTCAAAAGGTTTACGCTATTACACTCCCCCTTATAAGATAACGATTGAGCTTAAGTGTGACTAATTTAGGGAACATTTAAGCCCACACTCATGGGGTACTACTTGATACCGATGGCTCTACAACAACCCATTTTAAAGTAAAAAGAAGAGGCCCTGTCATAGTGACGGAGCCTCTTTCTCTTATAAGCCGATCTGTGCAATGACGAAACCAATAACAGCTGCCGCAATTGCCCAGATGATCTTATCGACGAGTTCGTCCCAATGTTTGCCAGATTTACTCGCCATATCTTTAACATTCCGCTTGATCTCTTTAACATCGCTTTCGACATTCTCTTCGCGAGTGGCTAATACCTTAACGGTCGTCACCAAATCGTCGAGATCGTCCTGGCGTTTTTCGACTTCGTCAAGTCTTTTTGTATTTGACTTTGCTCGGGCCTCTACCTCAGTGAGTCTATGTTCAACGTTAGGTTCCATTGGCAGATTCCTCCGTCTTTTCTTTAGAATTTGCTTCGAGCTCTTGTAGCATAGAATAGGCTTTGCGCAGACCCTGGCGAACCGCGAACATGGTCTCAACATCGTTCCCTTTCACCGAAATACTAGCGACAAGCCCGAACACATTATCAAGCTCTTTTTTAATTGCTTCCATGATGGTTACCTCCAACCATTAAGATAGATTTTTCCAGATGCAGGTCGCCAACTGCCGAGATATACATACGGAACTGCATTGCGCCAGCTTCCTAAATAAATGTATGCATTCGATATGGAACCGTCTCCGCCGCCACCGCCTTGAGTAGTGAACGCACCACTGTTAGTGTAACTGGTCGGCCCCCATCCTCCGGTGACACGAACATACAACGTGGCTGACCATGAATACGTCGTTCCCGGAGAAAGACCAGAAATCGAACGGGTAAATGTGTTCTCTCCTCCACTATACTCTGCGGAATACACATCGAAAGACCCATAGCCATCGATGGATACTCGAATATAGCGCTGATACGAATAGCTACTTTGACCTCCGGTGAAATAGCCGGAAAGCTCGGCGGTCGTATTTCCTGTCGAGGTGATGGATACATATAAACTAGGCATTTTGGTTCACCTCACGACACAACAAAGAACAATTGGCCGTAAGTTCCATAACTAGGAAGTGTGTATCCATACATAGCACTGCCGATAACCAACGATCCTCCACCGAGAGAAACTAGACCACTTTGATAATCAAGAGTGATGAACGGACCATTTCCACCCTGTATAAACACATTTCCTCCAGCCAATATTCTAATGCCAGATGCCGATGTAATACCAATGCCGATGCCATTAGCAGTTTGGGTTAGGTCAAATAAACCGGTAAGTTGACCGGCCTCATTCAGGAGATTGATCTGTCCACCCTCAAGAGTACTGGCGGTCACGGTACCGGTCATGATCTTACTGCCATCGATGTACGTCGACCCAGAATAAGTCCAACCGGCCACTGAATTCTGAGCCGCTCGTGCCAACGCGTCTGCATTATTGGCTGTAGATAAAGCGCTCGAGGCGTAGGCATTGGCGGTGTTAGCAGTATTTTGCGCAGAATTCGCAGTGCTCTGAGCATTACCGGCTGCCGTGTTGGCTGCGTTGGCGGTGTCTTGAGCGTCGGTAATTTTGCCCTGAGTATCAGCATTTAAGTCCCCAAACTTAATCGCTCCTGTGAGATTCAGATGTTCGGCGTCGATAGTTCCAGTCTTGATACACGCGCCGTCGATAGTCGTAGTGCCATTCTCAAGTCCGTTTGTGATCTCCACCAAACCATTTATTTTGACTCCAAGGGCATCAACTTGCACCTTGATCTTGTCGTCAACCTTTAAGAGAATAGAATCCTCGGTCGTGACAACCTCAGTGCGACCCATTGGTGGATCAGACAAGTTGCCAGTGATGGTGGCGGAATGATTCTTAAGGCTGACGGATACACGATCTCCAGTTTTGACGCTAGCCGCACCATACTTGAAGTTTGTGATGTTGCCTTCTTCATCTTTCTCAGTAATGGTCGTCACAGGGGTCAACTGTTCGGACCCATCGAATCTCACACAAATGGAATCGTCGCATTGAACGACTTCACCATACAGGGTGACCTCGTCTATTCGACTTTTCTTTTGATCGTTTGTGATCTTCGCAAACTGAGAAATCAGTTCGGTCGATAAGCCCATTGGATCATCACCTCCATAATCTAGTTGTGAACACGGCTTTCTCGGTAACCGGACATCCGGGCTCGCACTTGATGGTTTGACTGATGACTTTCGCCTTAACGTTCGTGATCCCAGCTCTCGTGTAGTTCAGACGAACGCAATCGCCAAGACGGACTGGGCAATAGCCATGAGTGTATGACACCGTATACTCGAGTACTGATAGCTCTCGGAGTAATTGATTTGCGTAGTCCTTAACCTGGCTTTCTGTAGGATCGCCGACAAGGTCGGGATTATTGACTCGATGGATTATCTCTCTTCCTCGACTGACGGTCGAAGTAACACTGTTAGGGTCGTCGTTAACGGCTCTGACAAAGTAATACCCAGCACCATTCGAGTGGATGACCTCCACGACATTCGGAATACCATAGAGGTCTCTGTCTACACTGATGTCAGGATACAAGATCGAGCTATTGTCATCGTCGTAGGTCCAGACTGGCTGCAGTGAAGCAGTGTCCTGGTACGGTGACAACAGAATGCGACCCATCTCGTCAAGGGCAAAACTATACTTTGCATTGGCGATAAGGTCAGACAGGAATGTCAGCCACGTATCGTCCGTACTTGCTGTAAAATCCATAGCAAGAGGAGTTCCGCATTCTGTTTTAACAACGGGAGCCCGAGCACGCTCTCGAGCCAAACGATACGCAAAGTCCATTACACATGAATTCTTGAGTATCGAATAGCCGAGAGGTGGCGGACTTTCTTTAAGCTCGATCAATGGGGTGTAGGCGTCAACCGAGATGTTCTGGAGTCGCCCATTGAAACTCAGCGACGGAGTCTGAACGAGGAATGTTCCAAGCGGATGTCTCTCTCGCAACCCATTTTGAATTGTTACGAGGTAAATTCGAATGTAAGATTCTCCGACAGACTCGGTCATGTCAATGGTCGCCGACCCGAGGGTTTCAGCTTCAGCATCTCGCTGAATAGTGCTCGATTTCACAGTGTCGATGAGTTTAACGTCTTTCCAAGTCTTTGGATCGACAATATAATACTCAAACGTTTGCTGCATCGAGGATAACCAATCGGCCATCTTACACCCCTCCTTCGACTCTTGAAATCTCTAACGTGACAGGAATGATCGTATCCAGATGCTTCCTGGTGAACGACACTTTGACGTTCGCCCAGTAACCGCTTCCGGAAGGTTCTCTCACATAAACGTTACCCATCCACTTGGACAGTCGACGCAAAGCATACAAAGTTTCAGTATCCTTTTTGGCGATATCAACACTCCAAGTGGCGGTCTCACCGTGCTGAGTTCCGTAATAACTAATCGGGTCAGATCTGCCGATATACTCGACCAACTCAACGTCTGGCTGATGTGAGAAAGAGATGTCAATGTTATACGGAAGCTTGAGCATCGAACCAGTCCAAGGAGGATCTACGATCTCGGCGCCATCTTCAGTCACATTGAATGTAGTCCAGTCCTCGTCCCACTGGAGAATGATGGCATTTCCGTTGACAGGGTATCCGGGAACATCATAGTAACTGATTGCACCCGTACTGGTGGTCATTGCAACGATTCTGTATCGCGCATAATCCAGCGCAGGATGCGGATCAGTCACGAACGTTCCTTTTACATTCGGAATATCCTTGATGATCTCGACAAATCTACCATCATATTCTCTTCGATAGACAGAGAGTAAAATGCCTTCGATAGGAGTGCCGTTCTCATCCTCGCAATAAGGACGAATGATAGCAGTGAGGTCGTCCTCATTGAGCCCTATCTCAGCATTGGGAGAATACTCGACATCGGTCCAAGCGACAGTAAAGTTTGACGAAGATTCTGCAGTGAGACCCGAATTCATGGACACAATACAGGAGACGGTGTAACTAATATTATTTTCGAGATCCATATCGCTTGCCGAAAGTTTGATCGACAAATTGGTATCGATGTCGAAGTGCTTAGAGTACACCGTTTCTCCTTTGCCAACGATCTTGCGATTACCGACATGGTCGATTGTTTCGTAAGATTCATTGGCGGTGATGGTGACTTGGTACCCGATTGGCTTCTGAGTGGTCGGGCCGGCGATTCCGGAAACATTAAACGGGAATGAAACTAATGTCTCGAACTCTGTCCCTGTTGAATCAGTAATGTGCATCTCCAAAGTCGGAGGAGCATAAATATCGACTGTTCTCTGAACGGACCAATCGCCATACTCATCTGTAATACCTTTTGTGCGAACTCGCCAAAGGATCTTGGTTCCTTCGGGGAATTTTGTGGTATCAATTGGATATGCACTGACCTTGTCCTTCTCACTTTCCTCAGTCGAGTTTTTGATGGTCTTGACTTCGGTCTTACCATCAATCGTCAACTCGAGTTCTGCATATGTCTGGCTGGACCCATCCTCTGAGTTATGAACCCAATATAAGGTGAGACTGTCGCCGGTGATTGCAGTCGTGGTGGTGGACCAGGTTGTAGGGGCCGCCGGTTTGGTTCCGATTACGACCGAAACCGGACTAGTCCAGGCCGATTCACCATCAGAATTGACTGCTCTTACTCTGAAGAAATATTGCTGACCGGATTCAAGGCCTGTCTTCTCATAACGAGTAGCAGAAACACCAGAAATAGTATCGACCGCATTTGACTCGTCAAAGTAATCCTCTTTTGTCGCATACTGAATGTCATAAGAGGTGGCTGTCGACACCCCAGACCATTCAAGATACACCGAGGTGGCTGAAGTAGCCTTACATACATTGACCCCACCAGGAGCTGCCGGAGCAGTACCAGAGTTATCAGTGTAATCAGACCAGTCACTCTTCGCATCCCCTCGGTAAGCGTAGCAACGAACTTTGTACGTGCTGCCCGCATCGATGTTCCAAGTATGTGAAGCATAACCAGACACGATGGGCACGTCGGCTTTGGCGAACACACTGCCTGTATTATCTTTAATGACCTCGAAATGCACATGGCTGGCATTGAGGCTCTCCAATCCATCGACACTGGCCGTCAACTTATAGCCGTCGATCGTAACTTTAGGGGTTAACGGGGTGGATGGTGGGTTGTTCTTAAAGTAATACGTTTTAATGGTAGACCATTCAGCAGTCCAATAAGACGTTTCGGTCTTACCATTTGGTTTGTATGTCTGCGAAATGGGCTGAACGTAGAACGAAACCTTTTCGGCATTCGACGGGGCAGTCCAAGAAGCACGCTTAAAGGTTGTGGTGGATTCGCTGCCAACGAGACCGATTCCATCAGCAGCGGCATACCACCATCTGACCTTATACTCTTTTGTGTTTGGTTTATCCCAAGTCCAAGAAGCAATGACGGTTCGGTCAGTGTTCGCCTGGAGACCGAGATACTCCACCGTAGCTCGGTTCGTCGTATTGGTTTTCACCGTTACCGGATCGCCACTGATTCTTAAGACTTGTCCGACATAAATATAGTTTACGTTTGAAATGTTATTCAGCTTCGCCAATGCAGATACGGTAGTGCCGTACTTCTTGGCAATTGCAGAGAGTGTATCTCCACGCTTTACTGTATAGGTGGTCGCCATGATTTACACCCTCCTTTCGATTTTAGCTGCTCTAACAAGGGTCTTGATCGCCTCAGAAACCTCACTACCATCATCGTAGGTGATGCCGTCAATGGTATAGGACGGACGACTAAGTGTCTTGAGATCCTTGTGAAGCTTGTCGATTGCGGTAATGACATTGAAATTATTTCCATTTTGACGTCTTTGCTCGACCGCAGAGCCAATGGCACCAACATTAGCTTTTACACCAATAAAGCCATTATTGTTGAACATCGTACCGAGGCCGTCAACGCCAGTCTTAACCTCGCTTAGGTCAAGGACCGGACGAATCACAGGATTAGCATCGACGTCACTGCTCAGGACATCCTGAATCTTAGTGACCGCTTCACTCAAACCTCGCTTGGCAGAATCCGCCATCTCGGAGCCAACATTATAGGCATTTGATGTGTAATCTTTAATCGAGTTTATAAAACCCTGACCAAAGTATCCGCCGATTTTGGCAGTTTCCTTAGATGGAGATGCAATGCCAAGTGCTTCTTCAGCCGCTTCAAGTGCTGCGGTAGCCATAGCGACTGCTGCAGCCTTAGCTTCGAAAGCGCTCGCGTCAATGCCGTCAGCGAAACCTTCTGCCAGATAAACACCAGCGTCGTGGAAATCGCTATGCTTAAGACGAATGGAAGAAACTGCACCATCACAAATCAGCTTGACAGTAGACTCGAGATTCGCTTTACCTGCTGTCATACCGGTAACCAGTGCAGCAATTAACTCGCGACCGACAGTCATGAGTCTTGTCTTACCAGATGCAAACGTAGTTTGAATTGCCGTGGTCAACTCTTTAACATAGCCGGTTATGTTAGTCTGAGTAGACTTCATTCCAGTCAAAGCGGATGTAAACAGACCTGCTGCGGCAGTCTGAATTTGGCCTGAGCCAGACTTAAAACTGCTGGCGATATCGGCAACTGTGATAGTTCCAAGTTCAGTTACAGCATTCTTATACTCGGCGACTCCATTGGCGTTGACGCTGGAAAGACTATTGATAAAGTCCCTAATCTCTCCCGCAGCATCGATGGACCCTCGGATTGCGCTCAGATTCATAGCGGATGCGCTAAGCGAATACGCAACTAACTTAGTTCCAAGCGGGGCGATATTAAAATTGTCAACTCCGGAAAGATCCGAAGAACTGAGGCTGGTAATAAACGACACAATGTGGCGTGCCATCGTGATAGACGTGGCAATAGCCAAAGTATCGATTAGTACCACCTTGTCGGAATACGACTTCAACGAACTTGCTACGTCATCAAGCGGGGAAAGATCAACATCGGGAATGGCTTCCTTGAGTTCTTTGATCTTGGACAGAGATGCAATCGCAGAGTCAACGTTAGTCATACTCGAAGAGAACGCAGCCATGCCTTCGCCGAACGACTGTAGCTCTTTGCCGAGATCGGAAAGCGAGTTTCCTCCACTAAGGAAATCACCGATTGCGTCAATAATATTTGCTCCTGTCAACTTAAGGATTGCAGAAGACAACTTGCCAATCTTGTCCGAAATATCGTCTGGAATGTTCTGAACGCCGTCAATGAACGGTTGAACATTCGTCATGAAAGCCGACAGATCCGAGCCAACCTTCGGCATGCCCGCAATAACATCCATCGCCAATTGCGCAAGTCCATATACTACGAGACCCAATGCACCAATGAAGAGCAACAGAATACCAAGACCAATTATTGCAGGACCGGCCACTGATCCAACAAGAGCTGCCGCCAAACAAACAACTTCCATGGCGATGAGGAATGCCGTGATGACTCCAACCACTTGGATTGCTTGTGTCGGATCAACGTCTTTCAACAAATACAATACTCCGGCAAGAGCCCCAACTACTAGTGTAACGACGCCTAGAGCAATGAGACCCACTATCGACGGGGCCTGAATAAGCTGCATGGCCATTACAGCAATCAACAGAGCAGCAAGAAATGCCGTGATTACGCCAACTGTCGCGATGCCTTGAACCGGATCAACATCTCTAAGCAGATACAAAACTCCGCCAAGACCGCCGATCACGAGGCCCATAACTACAATAGCGCCAAGCGCAGACGCGGAAGGGCCTTTCATTCCGGAAATGATTCGCATGGTGCCAGCGAACGCCAGCATAGCCACAGTCAATGCAATAGCAGCGCCAATACTCGACTCGGCCGGTAACCCCGCGAGCAAATATAGCACTCCGCCGAGAATTCCAATGGCTACGCTCATAGCCAATAGCGTCAACGTAACGCCACCCATATTCCCAGCAACTTTAAGGACCATTGCAAAGACGAGCATGAGAATGCCCAATGTGGTCGTTGCGGACCAGAGTTTCTCTCGATCAATCGTGCTGAGAACGGCAACTGCACCAGCCATGATGCCGACAGCAATAGACAGTGCAATAACGTTACCGACACACTTCTCTGCTCCCTTGGTGGCATACACCATTGCGGTCATCACGAGACCAAGGGCGACAACTGCTGCTGCGCCATTCAGCAATCTAGCAGGATCAAGCATGCTCAACAAGACAGCTACGCCTGCAAGAATACCAACTGCAATTGACAGAGCAAGAAGAGTGGCTGCCACTTTGGCGATTTTCTGTTCACCACCAATTGTAGTTATTTTGACTAAACCCCACACAAACACCATAAACCCGGCGAGGAACAACGCGCCTTTGCCTATTTCCTCAAGGCTAAGCTGGTTGACAAGTTTACACACGCCAACCATCAGCATCAAAGAAATAGAAATGGACAGCAAAAGACCGCCCAGTTTAGCGATTTGCTTGTCTGCACCGATCTTTGTCACTGCGACAAGAATTCCGATGAATACCAAGAAACCACCAGCAAATAATGCCCCCTTTTCCATTTCCTCCGGTGTTAATTGATTAGCGAGTTTACACACACCAACCATCAGCATGAGTGCAATGGAAATCTTGATCAGCATTCCGCCAACTTTGTCAATGTTCTTACCAGCAGTTTTGGTAGCTAGCATCAAGAGACCAACAAACACTGTAAATCCAGCCATGAATGCGCCGGCTTTACCGAGATCAGGCCAACTTGTGCCGGAGAGTAATTTCACTACTCCGACAAGAATGAGTAAGGAGAAGGACATCTTTAAGAGCATTACGCCTGCCTTATCCATGTTCTGAGCTGCTTTACCCTTGATTAATAGTCCATAACTGGCCATGAAACCAGCTAGAACTAGCATCAATGCAGTTAGTCCAACAAAACCACGAATGGCTTGATCAGTATCCATGTTGCCGATAAGCTTAACAGTAGCTGCAAGCAAGAGAAGTGCTGCACCAATGGTTAAAAGACCAGTTTTAAGACCGGCAATCTTCAGACCATCTTTACCAATCCTTGCCGAAGCCGACTGCATCTTTGTTACTGCTTTTGACAGAGCAGTTAACACAAGAGACAAAACGATGATGACGCCGACGGATCGATACAGATTCTTTTCATCCACAAAGCTGAGAACAACCACCGCACCGGCTAAAATGGCGATAGATTTCGCTATTTTTTCAAGCGACGACGCTGCGGTCTCAAAAGCCTTGGCGTCAAGAACTTTCGAAAAGCTTTTCTCAACACCAGCAAAACCATCGATGACTTTGTTAACGCTTCCAATACCATCAGAAATAGCACTAACAAAATCGTACATTTGCTTGACAACAACGAGAACAACACCAATAGGAATAATGGCCAGCAGTTTCTTCCAGTCAAAATTACCAATGGAACCTTTTAACTTCTCGATACCGTTTTTCAACGTATCGACAAGAGGACTGAAATCCAATTTCTTAAAAGCGTTGATGATGTAGTTACCAATCGAAGCAACGCCTTCAATTATGAACTGAACTCCAGAACCAATACCATTGATCAAACCAGCAACGATATTCTCGCCAATCTCAAACATGACAGTCGAAGGAGAATGGATGCCAAGAACATTTTTGATGGTGTCGATGATTGTTGTCGCAATTTCTTTTACTTTCTTTACGATCGTGGTAAACCTATCACCAAGTCCATTTTGAAGTCCTTCAATAATGTCTACGCCGATCTCTTTCATCGCTTTGGGCGCAGAGGCAAACGCATCTTTAATTCGTGTAAGAATGTCGCCGAAAGAGATGTCGGAGATGTCAAACTTCAAAAGCTTCTTGACTGTGTTGACCAGTTTCTTAAGAGCGGTAACCAGTTTGTTGACCAGCTTCCAATCCTTCAAAGATTTGAAGAAATCCTTGATCGTCTCGATGAACTTCGTGATGTATGGAGAAATTGTCTCGAACACACTGCTCATATCAAAGACAGAATCGATCCAATCTCTGAACTTAACGATGGCGTCACCGATTTTAGCAGTAAGATCAAAGATCGTAAGATCAAATGCCCCAAGCAACTGCTGAAGGATCTTAAACCCGATCTTTAAAGGACCAGACACAACAGTCAGGACAATGTCGAGAGCTGCGAACAAGCCTTTAAAGGTTCGTCTGATCTTATCGGCAGTCTCATCACTAACTTTCATCCGAGTAGTAAGCTTGTGGAAACCGGCGATAAGATTGAACAATTGCTCAGCTTGCATTGCCGGGAAGATATCGCGCCAGGCAGAGCCGATAGCTTTAATGACCGTAACGAGCCCCTGACCAATGTTCTTAAACGAATTGATCAGCAGCCAACGACCGTTGATTTCATCCAAGTTATCGATCAGTTCTTCCACCGGCATGCCAAGTTTCTCAGCAGTGGCAACCAGTTCCTTAAGAGCTGCAATTTGCTCATCGGTATAACCCTTGGCTTTGGCCTGCTCTTCGGTCATACTGGCGAGTTCTTTGATAAAGTTTTTCTGCTTATCGGTTAATTTCTCAGTTTCAGTTCCAGCTTTTGCCGTAGCATCAGTCGTCTCTTTCTGAATACCAAGAAGTTTATCCTGAGCAGCAATCTTCTCATCACTATGACGAAAACTGTTACCGAGAGCCTCATTTACCTTATTCTGAACACGATAATAGTTCTGTCCAGCCGCGGTAAGTTTATCGATTCGCTCTTTTCCGTTTCCGAAATTTCCTCGAATTACCTGGTTAACGATGTCGCTAAGATCGGCTACGCTATCTTTAACGCTGTTGATAGTATCTGCCGCGTTCTTAGCAGGCGCCATTATTGTATTGAACTTCTCGGCAAGGCTCTTGAACCCCATGCCAAAGGCGCCTTCCAATAATTTGTTTCTGGCGTCAGAGATCTTACCAATAACACCAGTAAAGAAATCCGAAAGTGGGGTCAGTAAGTTCTTTGCTTCTTCAAAGTCGCCAACGATAATCTGCCAAGTCCGAGCCCAACCAGACTGAGCTGCTTCTTTCATAACATCCCATAACTGTGAAAATGTCTTGACTTTCGTTGCCGCATTTTCTGCAGTTTGAGCCATCTGAAGTGCTTGCTCGATCTCGTCTTTGTTCTTTCCGGACTTTTCGGCTAATGCTTTTGCAGCTTCCTTAACTGCGTTGGCTTCGCCATGCTGAGCTTTCGCATTCTCAAGTGCGGCTTTTACCGCATCCACCGACAGTCCGGTATACTCGGCGACATATTCGTTCGCACCTGAAGTGGTGAACTTCTTCAGCGTCTCAGTCAACACCTGAGAGGTAAGCCAACCAGTCGATAATGATTCTCTGAAAGATCCCTTAGCTTTAATGGCGGCTTCCGCTCCGGTACCGAGCAACTCAGAAGTCTTCTTTAATGCATTCTGGAAGATCTCGCCACCCATGCCTGCGTTAACAACCGAGTTCCAGTCCATCAGTTTGACTGTACCTGCCGCTAACGCCTGGGAAAGCTGATACATAGCAACCGACGCCTGCTGGGATGTCGAACCGGAAACAGCCGCCAGGTTAGCGATGCCCTGAATAGCGCTGACCGAAGTTTTCAAATCAATACCGGCAGCGGTGAATGTACCGATATTGCGAGTCATCTCTGTGAAGTTATAGATAGTTAAGTCCGCATAGTGATTTAACTCATCCAAAGCTTTGTTAACATCATCCAGAGTGCTACCCTTACTCTGGGTATTAGCAAGGATCGTCTGAACCGCATTCATCTGGGTTTCATACTCTTGGAAACCAGACATAACAGGTTCGAGGGTCAACGCATTGACCATTCGCTTTCCGGCATTAACTGCCGAATTGGTGATGTTAACGAGGGCGGTTGTACCCATGATCTGAAGAGCGGAGAATTTTGCACTGACAGCATCTACTCCAGCACCAAGGCCACGCATGTCAACCTTTTGAGCAGCAGATCCTACTTCTTCGAAACCTTTCTTAACCCCTCCGAAATTCAGCTTTTGTTTGAACTTGTCAAGGGTAGACATAGTTGTCGAAACATTTTTCTCGAATTGACTATTGTCAAACCGCATTTCTACGACTCTTTCGTCAACCGTCTTACTCATAGTTTAGTAACCTCCCTCCATGCGTTATTTGCAATCTCGTCAAAAATAGGCTGGATGGCAGGATTGATATAATCTCGTCCTTCCACCCAACCTCCAGTTCCAGTCCCGTGACCATATTGCAGAATAATGGCAATCGGAACTCCATTTTGAATATTTGAGTTATGAAATGAGATCGTTACCGATCCATTCGCATTCGTTATCTCGTAATACCACGAGCTTGTAGTGAGACCTGTATCGATGGGTGTCGCAGACGCAAGGGCGGCAACTCCCTCTCGACCATACTTATCGAGATCTCCGAGACGAACCTTCTCTTTAGCTTTCTCGAGGTATCGGGTGAGTTTGGAGAAGTCGCCCTTTTGTCTGAACGTTATCATTTGAAGTCTCCTTACTTTTGTGTGAGCAGCTGGTTTACCTTCTTCTGAACTTCATCGGGGTCGTAGCCAGCACGCTTGAGGGCGTTCACGCGAGCAGCCCCGTTACCCCATTTACCCGCAATAACTTCCTTGGCAACAGCGGTGATGGAGTTCTTGTTGCCCCTAAGAAGCTCATTGACTCTTGCCTGTACCTTATCGTAGTCATATCCGGCCTTGGTCAGGGCATTCTTACGAAGAGCACCGGAACCCCAAGCGCCACGAATAACCTCGTGAGCGATTGTGTTGACGTCTTTCTTCTTGGTCGCGACCGCGATGGGCGCAGTATCGTACTTCGGACGGGCGAAACCTCTGATATAACCCCAGCCGACGTTAATGGTCCGACGGGCAACTGCTTCGCCCTTATTGCCCTCAATGCAGACGATGGTATTGCCATACTGCTGCTCGACGATACCGATATGATCGGCACAACCATCGTTCGGCTGCGTCTTCTGGTCCCAATTGAACAGGATGATGTCGCCGACTTTAGGCTTGATAGCGCCGTCTTCGATCCAGATACCCTTGTTCTTGAAGATTTCGATGTGCTTCTCGCAACTGATTTCGGTGCCAATCAGATCGACCGCGCCAGCCTTGATTGCGCACGCCGAGATAAAACAGTCACACCACTCATCGGTGGTTTTGATCTTGGTCCTTCGCGCGAGGGGCTTGTGCGCATTATAGACATCGAGGATCGTCTTGAACTTTCCGTTCTTTTCGGAATAGCCGACCCAACTCTGGGCGACTTTAATCATTTCGTTAACTGTGCAACTCATGGGTCACACCTCCTTGTTAACCTGGAGTTGTTTAAGAGTCTGAATGACCTTGTCATATCCAACAGTGGATACAAGGAAACCAAGATACATTAAGACCACAATTTCAACTCCGATCTTCACGGAAAACCCGATGTCATTCATGATCAAATAGATCGCACAAACGGCACCGGACAGAATGGTCGAGAGAATAGCCGCCAGAATATTGGAAGAATACTTAGCATTCGTTCCATCAAGCAGCTTCTTGATTCCTTCGACGGTTAAATTTGTGAGCAGAGAAACCGCAAGAAGTGCGGTCGTCATAAAAGAAATAGGCATTGTTATTCCTCCTGGTCATCTGTTTGAGAGGTTTGTTTTAACCTCTCTTCCCTCTTCTCGAAGAATGTTTCGAATAACGCTTTCATAAAATAGCCGAGCATAACTCCGACAATCACACTAGCTATTTCGCTAGATAGCGATTCAGCGATTTGCTCTTTACCCATAAAAGCGAGGACATAAGAGAGTTGTAAATCTATCAACGAGACTACTAATATGATAGCGACTGCTTTTTTCGAAAAGGTCTGGAGCCATTTCTTATAGGAAACTTGTCGTTTACCTCGTTTCATGTCTTCACCCCTTACTGTTCAGTCGCGCTCGTCTAGCCGCATTCAGCGCGGCATTATTGCGCATTATTTCGCCTTTGCTCTGCTTCTTCGGGGGAGCGTTCTTGATTCCACAGATTCGCACTAATGTCAACAGTCGATTCAAATGCCACTTCTGACATTCAAACGGGATGTTGTACGCGATCATCCAATAGTAGATTAACTCCGACGTCACGATTTCGTTATTCGCCTTTTCCTTTTGATGGTTAGAAAATGTTGTAGCGGTCATCGGCGCATTGATGTAACTGATAACCGCCTCAACATTTGCAGTCGTAAGGTTAAGGTAAAGCATCGGGTCTACATTCTTGGTAATGGTCATACATCTAATGTAGTCAAGACTTTCCTCCGATGACATGTTTGTAGTATTTGAAAGAAATGGTTTATTCCATTTGGATTCCCATTTTGACAGAGAGACGAGAGAATGCTCTAATTGGAGCGTCACAGTCTTCGCTGGAATGAACTCTTCCGTGGCTTCGTCCCAAGATTCGGGACTAACTGGTATTTCAAGCTGGAACATTATTCATCTCTCCAACGTGTTTGATCAGATCTTGTTGGGCAACTGGGCTGCAACTTCCTTGCCGAGATCAGCCGGGATAACACCGGTAAAGAACTTGGCTGCAGCGTCAGCATCCTGGGACAGTTCCATGAAAAGCTGAGAATATGCTTCGGTCTGAGAGAAACCGATCGACAGGGGGACGCCCCTCTCGTCGACCTTCATGAAACGTCTGCCATCAGCGCTCTTCTCGCCGTAAGCCTTGAGGATAAGCTCCTTGAAAAGCTTCACGAGCTCCGGAGCATTCTTCGTATCGGCGATCTTCTTTGCCATCTCAGCAAAGCCGCCGTCGACACTGAGCTCCATTTCGGCCAGTTCGGCCTTGGACAGGTTGAAGTAGAAATCTTCGGTTCTTTCGACTTCGTTATAGTCGGTATAGGTGATAGTCTTTTTAAGCATAATAAATCTCCTTTCAATTTAAAAAGGGAGTCGCCAGCCTAACTGAATACGACTCCCGTGGTTATATGGTTGGGCTATTTACACAGTGCCCATGACCTGAGCGACTTCATCAGGCAGAGGCAGACGAGCCACGGCAGTATCGTCAGCATCGTCACCATAAAGGATCTTCTCGAGAGCAGCCAGCTTCTCAGCATCGACCTTGGTGGAATCGATAGTGAGACAAGCGGTGGGCTTGAAACCGGTAACGTTCACAGGGGTAGTGCTGAACTCCCAAGAGAACGTAATGGCCTCGGGGCTGTCATTGATGGTCGCATAGGCCTTCTCAGAGGGAGAAGCCAGAGCGCCATACACCAGATGCAGCTTATAGCCGTGCGCATTGCTTTCGACGTCATTGCCGATGGTCGTGCGATAGCAGAAGCCAAAGGTCTTACGAGCCTGCTGACCGATATAGACACCGGTAGCGATGGACGCAGAGCCGTCACACTCGGCGAATTCATCGGGGTAGGTATAGGCCTCGATGGTGCCGCCAAATTCCTCGTTGGACATCAGGTTGAGGTACTTGATGTCATCCGCATACAGAGCCGTCGCCTCAGCACCAGAAGGGCTCTCGGTAACGTTGGTGAGGCCATTCCAAGGCACACCCTTGGGGTAAGTGCCTTTGGCATCCATAGGATACAGGACGCCCTGCTTTACGCCAGTTTCGTACAGGCGTTCGCCAGTCTTGTCCCAAACAAGTTTAGACATAGTGTTGTCCTCCTTTTAGAAGTATAGTGTGAAAACATCGTGATTAAGATTGTCAGATTCATAGTGCCTATCAAAACTGCAATAAGGTAGATCAAAGATCTTCTCTATAACTTTGCTATCGGGATTCTTATCAATAAGAACCACTTCATAACTCAGCAGCTTACGATAGGCCCCATCATTGGCGGATCTTTTCTCAATGTCTTTTCGTTTATAAACGATTGCTGGATATTGCATTCGTACTGAGGAGGGAGGCTGAAAATACACATTACGGCTACCCAGGATTCCCTCCAAGATGGTCTGCAGGTCAAGTCTGCTCGACATTTGTATATAGCCCCCCTATTGTCAGTATTAGTCTGGGGTAACTTACTTCGACGTTATAGATCTTCCATAAGCTACCCATAAACTCGATGTAACGCATCGTATGAAAATTCCGAATGGCGTACGGATCGGCCACAATACTGATTTCCATAGATACGTTAATGTTGTCATTAACTTCCCCAGAAGATTCAAGCTTCCGGATATTACGAACTACATCGCCGTAATACTGACGTTCGTTCGTCTTCTCTTCCCACACACCAGGTGCGGTTTCTACTTGCTCAGCGTAGCCGATTTTACCGTACCACTTAGCCATTTTGAATTTTCACCTCGAATTTTGTTACGCCTTGGTCTTCATCTCGAGAACAATGGCGGAGAAGGGCTTGATGAGAGCGCCGGAGCAGCGAGTCTCGATCAGGTACTTCTGCTGGTTGTAGTCGATGTCGAAGTCGTCGAACATGTTGACGGCACCACCCTTGTCGGCGCCAACATTGTAGTCGGCCAAGTTGACAATGATGCCCATGAGGTCGAGGCTGTTGCCCTCGCCGTCCTCACGCTTCAGATTCTCCATAACAGGAACAGTCACGATAGAGCTGACGCGGAGAGCAGTGCGAAGCTTCTCCTCGGTATCATAGATGACACGGCCGTTTGCATCTTCGAGCAGCAGGCAGTCGGTGAGAACATCGTCCGTGGTGAAGAGGGTCGGAGTTCCGGAACCCTTGTAGTTCTTGCGGGACTTGATGCAGGCACGGATAAACGCCTTGGCGCGCTGATCGGCATTGGCCGCGGCGTCGACTTCGATGGTAGACTTAATGGTAAACAGATCCTCATCCTTCCAGATAGGACGAATGTTCATTTCGTTGATCTTGTCATCGCTGGAGGAAGAACGGCCATCGCCAACCAGGATAGCGCGGGCGATTTCCTCGTCGAGCATCATACGCATCTCAGACTTCAGCCAGGCGATCACGTCGAAATCAGTGATGTCGATCACATCATCGCGATCCATCTTCTGCTTCTTGTAGATCGTGGTGGGGGTCGTAGTGCGCTTGAGCAGACCGAAGACCTCTTCCTTCTTCAGCTTGCCCTTGATGTAACCCTTCGCACGAGCATCATCTTCAGTGATGTCCGCGAACATAGACTTGATGCGGGAGAAGGGAGAGTGGTGAACACCACCCATGACCTTCTGGACCCAACCCATCTCGCGCTTGATGAACTCAGGCGGAGTGTTGAGGTTGCGAGCCTCGGGGAACAGATAGTCGGGCGTGTTGATGCCATAAGTGCCAGACTTAGGCGCATACTCGATCTCGGTGGAATGGGCCAGGAAGCTGTCCTTCATGCTGCCATAACGCTTGGCGTCAGCAATGATCACCTGCATGTCGTCGTGGCTGATGACGTTCTCTTCCTGCTGCTGGGTGTCCTTGTCGAACAGATTGTGTTTCATTGTGGTTTCCTCCTCGTCTTCGTCATTTTCGGAATTTTCGTCGCCATGCTGAACCGCCTGTCCAACGATCGCATACACGGCAGTTTTCTGCTCTTCAGTGAGCGTGCTTAACACATCGCCGATGGTCTTTTCCTCTTTGGAATTGTCCTTCTTTTCCTCTTTGGGCTCTTCCTTCTTTTCGGTCGGCTCTTCGGCGTGCGCCAGAGTGAGTTTCTCTCCGGTGTAGATGATACCTTCCTCTTCGGACTCTTCGCCATGCTTGATGATGGATTCGATAAAGGCACCAGGATTAGCCCCGGCGAGAACCAGACTCAATTCACGGATGTTGCCGTGCATAACGTTCGGACCCTGCTGCTGAAGCTGATTTGCATAGATCGACAGTGCATTCACGTCACCATGCTGAACCAGGAGCTTGGCAGTATGGCCGCTTTCAGTATCGTTGAACTTGCAATAGGCGTACACGCCCTCATCACGATTCTCAAGCAGCGCATGTCCGAGCACATCATTGACGTCGGAATGCTGGTGACTCCAGACAAGAGGCACCTGCTGACCATCATTGTGCTTGAATGCGTCTCTACGAATGACACGACCATCCGAGCATTTCAGATCATTACGTGTTGCCCATCCGCAGAAATCAAAGTTGTTATCCATTTTGAATTTGCTCTCCTTCCTTGTTTTTGTTGTTCGTTTTGTCAATCGGATTTTCTGTTTCCTCCGGTTGATTCAGATTACTATTGATCAGTTTATCGGCCTTCGGATCGTCAGAAGGCTTCATGCCGACAATTTGTCTGAGTTCATTGGAGGTCATGATCTCGTTGCGCGTGAACTTGTCTGCGATTTCAGCGATATCGTTAACAGGAACGAGCTTAAACGGATCTCTAAAGAATGCAATCGATTGATGCTGCGAACGAGCTGTCTTGGTTAAGAATTTGCGTTTCATTTCGTCAACAATCGCCGAAACAATGGGTTCAATCGTGCGGCTATAGTAGTTGAGCATGGTTTTCTCGTCTGCAGTACCATCCAAAATCGACTGAGTAATACCTAACTGGCTGTATAGCATGCTCGTCAGATACTCAATCTGCTTCATCAGGTTGTTTTCGAGAGAACGGTTCAACTGTGTGATACGCTCAGTACCGTCGGTATAAGCGATACCATACTTAGAGCCGGCCAATTGCATCTCTATGTTTTTACGCCTTTCTTCGGCCTGTTGACGCCTTGCTTCGGTCTTGATGATGTACGGTAACTGAATAATCAAATCCAATTTCCCCGATGCAGTTTGCTCATCGGTTACATCCAGAAGACCGAGTTTGCGAACCAAACGCTGCATTGTGGAGTTCGGTTCATTGATCACCGCATATAACGGATTCTCGACAATGGCGACCATCTTTTTGGGAACAATGGTCTCTTCTTGACGACCGGTCCTTTCGTTATACACACGAATCCGCACATGGTTGGGGTACCAGTCCAGAATCTTCGCTGTTCGCATTGTCAGGATGTCATATGAGTCGCTAATGTTTGGGTTGGTAGTTGTATCAATTGGAACAATTGCGACACACCCCTCATCCAACATAGACATGACAGCATCCTGAATAAATGCTCGGCCCGTCTGATCAGTGTTGGCGCTAAGCGTCAAGCAACTGTTGAGACCGCTATTCATCTGCTCTTTAAAACGATCGTTGTCGTCTAGTCGAACATGTTGAATACTGATTGCTGATACGTCCAGTGCGATACGGTTATATACGGAGGTAACAATGGACCTTTCATTGCCTCGCGTGAATCGAGGTCGATCCGGTCGAATGGAATAGCTATTTCCGAGGTCCTGATAGTTATACGTAGGGTCTCGATTCATAAATGCATTCCATGCGTGCTGAAGTCTATCCGAGATTCCCATTAGAATTCGCTCACCTCCTTATCAGTAGCTGATGTGGTCATCAGAGTTTATGGTCCTTGAGCATGTCAGCATATTTCTTGCCAACTGCAACCCCTTCGCTATCGACGAATTTGCTTACTTGCTGGTCGCCAAGAACTTTCGCGGACTGTTTGTACCACTTAATCGCCTTAGCTTCGGCTTTGTCATGCTTGCGGGTTGCGCTTCTGTACAGACCATCACTGATCTCAGTTCTGATAAGAGGATTGGCATGCTTGTACTTTTTTCGCTGATACTTGTCGACTTTACGATCAAGTTTTGCCATTTTCTTCTGAGCCTTGGCATAGACTTTATCAGAGTGTCCTCTTCGAACACCCCATTTCATGCCAAGAACTCCATAGTGCATCAGTTCATTGTCATTCAAGGCACACTCACCTCCTTATTCAAAAGCATCACGGTTTAATTTATAGGCAACATAAGCGTCCATCATGGCTGCGACAGCATCGATCTTGTGATCGTACCGCTTCTTAAGAAGCTTACGGTTACCATTGGTGTCCTCCATTGCAATGCAGTTACCCATCGTATAGGTCATGAGTGCTTCATCGAACAGGAGGAGTCGCTCTCCGGCAAGTTTCTTTAGCTCGCCAAGGGGAACGGATTCGGTCTTTGCGCCCTGGATGACTTTCTCGATTCCGAAGGGACCATTCTCGGATTCCCAACGAGCTACGAAGTCTTTAGCATTGTATGGGTCGTAGCCAAAGCAACGAACATCATACTGAACCTCTGAAATGTAGTTGTCGAGATCCTCGTAAACCTCCATCATGTCGAGAACTGTGCCTGGCATGACAATGAGGCTTCCCTCTTTGGTGAATTCGTCATACTTATAACGCATGGCCGAAGGGAGTTTACTGAGCGTTAGCTCGGTAATATAGTTGCGTGTCTTGATGCCAAAGGCACCTTTCGGCAACGGGAATAAGAACGTAAATGCGCAGAAGTCGTCACCCTGAGAAAGGTCGGCGCCAAGTGCGCAGGGCATCTGCCAATACTCGCGATAACGGTGAGGAAGGGTTTCTTCGTATGTGAAGTAATAGGTGTAACCTTCCATGGGAATGCCGAATCGCTTGGCAAGGGTATCGTTTCTGACTGCGGGGTTATTTTCGGCCTTCTCGACCTCTAGCTGATAGGTTTCATAGCTAACCGTGCGACCGAGGTTAGGGTTAGCTTTAACCCACATACTGGGGTCGCCAACCTCGTCAATTGAGTCAAGCTTATACCACCAAATGGACGTGTGAATGTCGGGGTAATCGCCCTTGAGTACATTCATTAAATCCATTTTGATTGTATCGCCTGGTCCATTACGGACAGTACCCTCGGAGCTGATAGCAATGATGAGATATTCCTCATTCTTAGCGGCACCCTGAGCTGCAGGACCGACAACGTCCTCTCTGGTGTCACCAGACAACCATTCATCGACTGTGACCACCTTGTCTTTACGGCCCTGGTACTTATCAATACTCATGGGAACGATTTCGAGCAAGGAATTGGTCATGAAGTTCTGAATGCCTTTCTTCGTGCTTGCAAGCTTCACACGGTCGGCTCTAGAACCAGTAGTGTTCTGCAATGAGCCTTCAGTTAGAAACTTAAAGAACGGCCCTCTAGCTCTAGCCAGGGCGGTTTTGATCGGTGCTAGAACTTCCTCCGCCTGTCGAATGGTCGGAGCAGTCGTCGATTGCTGAGTAGTAGCAGGATCTACAGTCAGAAAGTAGGCCTGAATACATGAGGCATACATAGACTTGGCAGCGCCTCGACCGACGATCAGATACTGCTTGTTGATTAAGCGCTTCTTGATTCGCTTAGTTACATAACGTCCGCCACGACCCTCAGGATCAGGTTCATAAACGCTGCGCTCAACAAAGTAGTACCAACCGAAGATCTGCTCTGCCCACAGTTTGAATGAATCGAGTAGCCGGAGATCATCACCGTCGGTAAGGGTGAGCTCATTTTCGCAGAAATTAATAAAACCCTGGATAGCTTGGTCGTCATACCAAATTCCAGGGTTTACAATTAATGCGTCTATTCGATTCATTTCCATAGAGATTTGTTCACATACGGGGATTTCGCCTCGGATTACAGCATCACGAAATTGCCCGTAATATTTTGGCGTGGCAGTATTCGATAATGCCATATTATCACCTACTTAGTTCTGTTTCTTCTTAGATGGATCAGAAGCGTTCTTGACAGCCTTGGTCATCGCATCTTTAAGGACGTTCTTGCCGACCTCGGTAGCAACAGGAGCCATGACATCGTTCATGACTTTCTTGACGAACTTCTGACCGGCCGACACTTGCTGTGGGTTCAGCTTTGCATACTGCTGCTCCATAAGCAGACGATTAACGGTCTGTCTAAGCTCTTCATCGGACATGTCCTTTACACTGGGTTTAGAGGACTGCTGAGTTTTCTTTGCAATAGGCTTTCCGCTTTTAAGCGCTTCAACCTCTTTGCGCTTTTCATCAAGCTTGTTGAGTTTAGCTTGAGTCTTAAGCTTGTTCTTGGCGATCTTCTCCTCTTCCTTGAGTTTCGCCATCTCCTTGTCATACCGTTTCTTGCCGGCAGGGGTTAAGGAGCCATCTTTATTTTGATATCGACGAACACCCCATTTCATACCCTTAATGCCCCAATGCATTAACTCGTTTTCCATCCAAATGTACCTCCTTCCTCACGTCTTAGGATCGACAGCCACATTCAGACGCCATTCGAATTCGGCAATCTGTCGATTCATGGAATCAATGACGGCAGAACTAAGAGGCGGGTCGAAGATCAGCTTCACCTTCATGAAGATGTAGCTTTTAATTGCATGAAGTTGAGCAGTATTGACTTCAGGAACGAAATTGGCCCAGGTAGAAGTATCATCTTCGATCACGAAGCCTTCTGCCGGACCAACTCCAAGCTGTGTCAGGATCATAAGCACAGAATTGATGTGCATGATGATGTCTGCATCGAAATGAGTATACTCTTCATCGATTCCGAGCATCTTCTTAATCGATGTCAAGATACTTTCCATGGTCTCCCTCCTTCTTTATCGCCGCCAAGGGCAAGTGTCATTTTGTTTTCGCTCAACGGGCCCTTTAAATAGAAGATTCTCATCTCCATAATGGATTGCATCATGAGTATTCTTGATTGTACAAATCAAGTTCTCAGGATCAAGTAGAATCGTACTTCGCTGGAGAATATCCTCTTTGCGAATCGGATTCATATGATGGATTATGATTCGAGAATAGATCTCTCGACCGGGAAATGCCAGGTCGCAACCATTGTCTCGAATGATAACTTCATCTCTGATCTTCAACCACTCTGGATCTTTATAGAATCGTTGGTTAAGCCATCTATCAAACCCAAAAGTCTCTTCGCCAACTCTTCCGTTAAGACGAAGATACTGATAGCGTTCCTCAAAGGTGGGTATGGTGATCAACTCGGAATATGTCCTAATACTCATCGGGTTCACCTTGCCCACTATAATTACGAAAGGCCTTCATGGCCTCGGTGTAAAGCTCTTCGACCTTCTTCTGAGACTTGAGTGTTTCTGTCTTAGCAGTAATAAGTTCCGCTTGTTTCTCAAGAATCTGTTTCTCGAGCCTGGCTTTTGTAGAGGCAAGCTTGAGAAAGTGAGTGGTCTCCTGAGACGAGGCAGTTCCTTCCCTTAGACGCTTCTCGACAAGATCAGTCGCCAAGGAAATGAGCTGGTTTTCTCGAGCCTCTGGAGTTAGTGCAGGCCTCATTGCACTTTGGTTAGAGGAAGAGCTTGTTACTTTTACTTTTGCCATACTTACTGCCTCCTCTCCTACAGTTTTGTATGACTTTCGCCGGGTGCTTAAAGGGGCCTGCAGGGGAGTCTTTTAAAGTCGTTGAAAGGAGAAGTTAAAAACGACACAGAGGAGGCATGCCTGTGCGCGCAGCTCGACCCTGTAGACCCTTTTAAACACCCGGCGAAAGTGAAATGCTTTTTCAAAAAATTCCCCCGGAGAAAATATAAAGAGATCGGAAGAGCACACGTCTGAACTCCAGTCA